AAGCGCGTGTGGATGATGATGCTGCCCACGGTGCGTTCGCCCTCGGCGATCCGCATGAGCAGGTCACCCTTGTCGCTGGTCACGACGCCCGCGAAGGACGTCTGCGCCGGCGCGTTGGTCGCGCGGCCATTCGTGCCGACGGTCTGCGTGAGGCGCTCGCAGACCAGCCCGGTGTCCATGAAGTCCGGGTCGCAGATGATGTCGGAGACGTCCAGCAGCGCCATGTTCAGCTCACCCCCGCGCGTTTCATTGCCGATGCAATCATTTGGTGTTCCTCGGCGGTGCCGTCATTCTTGATCAAGTTGGCGCGGTAGCCGACGATCCACACGTTGCCTTTGACGTAGCCCTCGGTTGAGTCAATACGGTCAAGCGACGGGGAATCAGCACATCGGCCTTCACCGATGGAAAACGGGCGGCCTAGCAGCGGGCACACATTGCCCATCGGCGGGATGTCGTCCAGCGTAATGCTGAACTCCACGCCGCGCTTCTTGGCTCTGGATTTGGCCTCAAGGAACAGAGCCCGCACCAAGTTTTTACCGCGCCATTCGCGGCGCTTGGCGTACACGCTATCTAGGTTCTGCTGACGCCACTTTGCAACTGCAGCCTTGGCCGCATCAGGATTCTTGGATCGATACCGCTTGGACGCATCACGCTGGCCCTGCATGAATTTTTCAGGGTCGGCAGCGCGCTTCCTTTCGCGGTACTCGTGTTGACGCTTCAATCGTGCAGCACGCTGCTCGGGTGTTTCCGGTTTTGCATTTGTCGCCATGCCCCCGGTTGTACCACGTAGTTGATGGCTTTATCAGCGCACAACATACGTCAGTGAATTCCTGAGTTGCCCGCTGTCGATCAGAGGCCGCGCGCTCTCGTTGCTCGGCGCATTGCCGGCGGCCCGGCTGGCCAGTTCCAGCAGCGCGCCCTTCCTGCCGCGTGCAGCGCGTGCCCGCAGCGTGGCCGCCGCGAGCGGTGCGAAGTTGCCCGTGGAGATGTACCGCCGAATGCTGCTCTGCGCGGCCAGCCCCACGCGCTCAAGGTGCCGCATGGCGAGATCGTCGCGGTCGTCGAGTGCTGCACTGGCTGCCTTGCCGAGCCCGCTGGCGATCCGCTCCTTCACCGCCTCGATGCCCGGCGCCATGAACGGGCGCGCCGGGATGTTCTGGGCCGGGCTGCCGTTGTCGTGGATGTAGGCGAGCGTCGGGTTGTTCATCGGCCCGTACTCATCCTGATCGCGGTCGGCGGTGTCGCCGGGCACGCCGACCAGCACGTCACGCCGCGTGAGCTTGTCCAGTGCCTTCACTACCGCGCCCATCTTGTCCGTCTTACGGACGAGAACGGCTTTCACAGCTGGCGACCACCCATGCCGATCAGGCGCGCCCAGTACAGCAGCTCAACGCCGTAGGACGTCGCGTTCCAGAAACCGCCGTCGGCCAGCGTCACCGCCGACGTGTCGTAGCTCGCCGAGACCTTGTCCACCGCCTTCGCGGTCTTCGGTCCGGTGACCTCGCCCGGCGTGCCGCCGACACCGGCCGCCTGCTGATTGCGGCGACCGATGGTCATGTTGTGGGCCACGAACAGGCCGTGACCCATGTCCATGAGCTCGCCCCACACCTCTTCGAGCAGCAGCATTCCCGCAACCGTCAGGTGCATCTGAACCATCGCGTCCGGGTACTCGGACGTGTCCGAGAACTCCGGGTAACGGCTGCGGAAACCTGCAACGTCCATCAGGCGGCTGCCTTCTTCTTGGAGGTGGTGACGGGCTTGGCAGCAGCAGCAGCGGCTTCCGCTGCGGCGTTCGCGTTGGCGGCGGCTGCCTCTTCTTCCGCCCGGCGTGCGGCCTCGGCTTCGGCTTCGGCGGCTGCTCGTTCAGCTTCCGCTGCGGCCGCCGCTTCCTCGTCCGCGATCCGCTGCGCTTCCGCTTGTTCGGCGGCGATGCGCTGGGCCTCGGCTTCGGCGGCTGCGGCCTGCTCGGCGGCCAGGCGCTCGGCCTCCGGATCGACGACCGGCGCCGGCTCGTGGCTGTGCAGCTGCACGTACCAGTGGCGGGCGTGCTCCAGCGGCACCTCCGCGCCCGGCTCGAAAGTCAGGCGCTCGCCGTTGTCCAGCGTCAGGACGCACTTCGTGTGAAAGGTCCGCATGGCCGTCTCCTCAGAGGCCGTCAGCATAGCCGACGGTTTCCGGATACACGAACTCGACGGCGCCCAGGCGGCCGAAGTAGGTCGTGAGCTGGCGCAGATCGCGGTACTCAAGCGGCGTGCGCTGGAGCGGCACCAGCGGGAAGCGGACGCGGTCCTCGGCCTGCGTGTAGGCGACCATGCGGTTCGTGCCACCCACACCGCGTCCGGACAGCCACTTCAGCGGCTGGATGTCCAGCGGACGGCCGTTGATCGAGTTCGACAGGCTGTTGTCCTTCAGGAACTGGAGGATCGAGATGTTGCCGGCGCTCGAAATCAGGGTAGAGACCAGCTTCGAGTAATTCACCGGGTCGATCAGCAGCTTGCTCGGTACCAGCGCGAAGGCAGATGCCGTCCAGACGTTGTTCAGCAGCGTATTGACGTCTGCCAGGATCTCCTGCGGCGTCTTGTTGGCCCACAGCGGCGAGGCGCCGGCGCCATTCACCACGTTGGTGGCGGTGACCAGCGGCGAATTCACCAGGCCGAACAGGTTCAGCGCGGTGTCGCCGATATAGACCTGCTCGTCGATGTCCATCTGGTACTTGAGCTGCATCGCGCTGAACTTCTGCTGGTCGATGGGGCGGCCCAGCTTCTGCGCGCTCTCCAGCTCCGGGATGGTCCAGCCCAGCTGCATCGCCCAGAGGGGCAGCGGGTTGGTGGTCTTGCCGAGGTCCAGGCTGATGCCGGTGATGGCGTTGGCGTCCTTGCCCACCCATGCCTTGCCGGAACCCGGCACGCCGTTGGCGGCGGCGAAGCTGGAGTTGGTGAAGGACGAGAACTCGTCGGCGATGCTCACATCGCTGCGCAGGTCGATGTCGCGCGACCAGGTGACGGCCGCCAGCGGCTCGTGGATGCGCGGGTCCAGGCGTTCCAGCTCGCCGACCAGGAAGACGCCGGCCGAGTCGATGGTCTGCGCATCGAAGGTCATCAGACCGTCGCGGAATTCCACGCGGCCGCGACGACGGGTGATCACGGACGGAGCCGGGATCGGTGCGAGAGCCGCGCCCAGAGACGCGGCCAGGATGAGTTTGCTCATGATGTGGGCTCCGCTCAGATGTTGAAGGCGATTTCGACGTTGCCGGAGGCGTCCGCCGCCGACATGAAGATGCAGCCGGCCACCGCGATGGTGTTGGTGCTGTCCGCCGCCGCCTCGATGCCGCCGATGGGCTTGCCGGCCGCAGCCGCTGCAACGCGGATATAGACCTGGCCACCCGCTGCCGGGGTGCCGGCGTTGTTCTTCACGTTGGCGTAGCCGCTGCGCAGCACGTCGGCCAGACCGGTGGTCGGCGGCACGCTGGTGCCCAGCGGGTCGCTGGCGTTCGCACCGGTGATCGGGTACGGGCGGACCAGCAGGCCATACACGGCGCTGGCGGCGTCGCCGCTGCCGACCGGCACGAACTTGTTGCTGGCTAGCTTCCCGAACAGGCCGTAGCCGGCGAACGGGAGGGAAGAGTTGAGGACCTGCGGCTCGATCTTGGCGGCGGACTGGCGGGTCACGTCGCCCGGGATGCCGGCAGGCATGCGGTACTGGTATGCAGCCATGGTTGATGCTCCTCGGGTTAGCGGGCCTTCGCCCAGAATTCGCGATTGCGCTCGTTGATGGACTGCGGGTCGGTCGCCCGGCCGAAGTCCTTCGTGTGGAGGCGGTCGTTGCCGCGCTGCGCGTCGTTGTTCTTCACGCGCGCCAGCTCGGCGGCACCGGTGAAGACGGCAGCCAGCGCGTCGCCAGTCAGCGCCCTGACCTCACGGCCGGCCAGGAACGGCGCGACGCAGGCCTTGCCGCTCTCGCTCGCCATGGCCGTGGTCAAGGCGTTGCGCATCAGCGCGTCCACCACCTGGGTGGCGGCGCTGTCACCGGTCGGAATCTGGATGCCCGGCGCCAGTATCTCGGAGCGCGCGACGACGGCCTTCAGCGAGTCGCCGGACAGCACCTTGCCCTTGGCTTCGCCGTTGTGCTCGGCCGTCTCCGGTTCAAGCACCTCGTCGTCGGTCTTCTTCTTCGACTCGTCGTCCTCGTCGTCCGGATCGGCGTCATTCGCGCGCGCCTTCAGCGCGGCGACATCGGCGGTCAGGGTCTTGAGCTGGGCGTTGATCGAGGCCAGAACGGCGGAGTCACCGGTCGGCTTCTTCTTGCCTTCCTCCTCCTCGTCGCCCTCGCCTTCGCCGTCCATGTCTTCCATCTCGGCCTTGATCGCCTCGGCATCCTGCGCCTTCACGGCGGTCATCAGCCGGTCCCAGAAACTGCGCTTCTTCTTCGTCGTCATGTCAGGTACTCCGTCTTGAATTGAACAGCGCGGGCCGGCGCGGCCTCGCTCCACCAGTGCCACGTGGTTGCCCACGATGTTGAGCTGACGCCCGCGCCCGGGTGCCAGCTGTTCGTACTCGGCCTCGTAGCCGGCGCTCACTTCCGGCAGGTCCCGATTCACGTACTCGATGCCGTCGGCGTCGGTGATCACCAGATCCGCCAGCACCAGGTCGTCCTCGATGCCGTCACCGCGCCGGACGTTCTGCACGAACCCGATGGTCAGGTTTCGCCAGTTCTCCGGCGTCACGAAGCTCTCCGGGTGATTCACGGTGACCGGCTTGCCTTCGAACGACTTCAGCGTGTCGTCGCGGAAAACCTGATCGGCCTCGCGGTCGATGCGGATCAGTCCGTCAGGGCCGCCTTTCACGAGCGGCTTGCCGTCACCGCCGACCAGCTCGTCTTCGAGGTAGAGCTGCACACCGGTGCGCGCGATGGGCACGTCATGGCAGACGAGGAATCCCTCGGGCGTCGTGCTGCGCTTCTGTCCGAGCTGGTTCGTCGTGTAGTAGCGCCCGCGGTCTATCACCTGCACCGCGCGGCGGTCAGCGGTTCGGGTCATGGGCTTCCTTCAGGCGTAAAAAAGCCGCCCGGAGGCGGCTTGGGTATCGCTCGCTACCAGTTCAGACCAACGCCGAGAATTGCGGATTCGTCATGTCGTCGTGCCATTCGAGCCAGCTGGGTATGCGCCAGCCATCGACGCCACGCCGCTCGGCAAGCCAGTCGAGCAAATTCAAGATGCCGTGGTTGTCGTCGTAACCATTGACCCACGTGAGCGCCCCGGCCGCAGCGGCGAGGCGGTGTCCCATCACAAATGCCGTGCCGGTTGCCGACGAATTCGTTAGATAGGACTGCACCGTCGCAAGATTTTGGGACACATCCAGATTCACGGTCGCGGGGAGCTTGTACAGCTCATCGCTGGTAGCGCCCACTGCGGCGATGGCAGCATTCCGAGACGGACGATTCGATGCGCCCACTTCCCGGCACGACAGGTAGCCGCGCGACTTGAGCGCGTTGATCAGCGACTGATCGTAAAAACCTTGCACGTATTGATGTAGCGACGCTCCGCGAGGATCGCAGCCGCGCGCGACCAGCCAGTCTCGGCAGTACTCGACGTGCGAGACATAGGTGGCCAGGCCCAGCGTGTTGTAGCCGCTGTTGACGCGAGCGTGGTTCGTGACCACGTGCAGTCCGTTGTAGTCGTTTGCGATGGAGCGAACCCCGGCCTCCGTCAGGAATCCTCCCATGCCGACGTAATCGGAGGACATACCGAACGCGATCGGGATACCGCGCTTGGCCGCTTCTGCCGCGAGCCACGTCCACTCAGAGTATCCGTCGTCAAACGTCAGCACCACCGTCTTATCCGGCGGCGGCAAGACATAGGGCGACGCTATCCAGACGTCGCCGGGCTGCACATTTCCGGTCATGATGACGCGAACTTTGCCGCGGACCGCCGCTGCAAAGTTCGGCGTGCCGGTCGTGGAGGTGGCGCCAGCACCTGCCTTCACATAGATGGCCCATTCGCCGATCTGCGCTGCCAGCCCCAATACCCATGCGCAGAAGTTGGTATAACCGGCGTCTCCGAGATACAGCACCACCTCCGAGATGGCATTGCCTGGGCCAACCCTCACCGCAACGGCCAACTGCCGCGAAAGCAGCTGCTGAGCATCGGCATCGAGTGTGAATGTTGCGCCTGCGAGCCCACATTCGAGGTTGGGACTGGTGCCCGCCGTGGTGACCGTGAGTTTGGTTGTAGGCCGGTCGTTGAATAGAGCCGCGCTGTCGATTGCGCGAGAAACCACACCACCCGGTAGGCTCGAGTCATTGATCTCCGACGTGCCGAAGGGCAGGGCCTGCGATGAAAACGGGTACTTCTTGTAGTACCCGGAATACGAGGGACGACCGAGCGCGCGGGCCGACCTGACCCTGACACCAGCCGCCCTCACCACCGCAGCGGCGTAGTCCGCATCCACTGGCGGAATCACCTTCGAGTCCGCCGGATTAGCCGTCGTCGGAAACCCCCGATAGGCAGCGCCGGCATCCGTGTAGGCCACCAGCACACCAGCGTTGAACAGTGCGATCAGCACTGCGCTGTCATCGATGTACTGAATTTTCGAGTCATCCAGCGGCGTGCGCTGCCCCGGCGGAAGCTGCACCTGCTCACCGGTGCGCAGATTCATCACGACCAGCGACTGGCCCGTATTGGCGATCAGCATGGGATTCCCCTTCAGTCAGGAATGACGGGCTCCGCGTAGCACCTGCAATTGGGCAGGCAGCCGGCGTGTCCCCGGAGGTTGTCGAGAGTCGGCGGCTCGCCCCAGCGGACGAACCGGCCGTTCATGGCCTTGTGTGAGGGCCGCACGTCGCCATCGCGGGCCGTGCGCCAGATGTACCCGGTGGAGCCCGCGTGCTCTGCGCGGGCCTGCGTCAGCACGCTGGACGTGCGCGCCACCTCAGTGCGGGCGATCAACATCGCCCTGTTCTCTGCGACCTCGCCGCTGCGCATGATCTCGGCGGCGATCTCTTTGGCCCGGGTGCCGTCTTCCAGCCCCCGGATGGTCAGTTCGTGCACGCGCTGCGCGGCGTCCAGCGGCAGGCTCTTGATCAGCGTCACCTGCTGGCCCAGCAGCTCCTTCATGCGCTCGCCGGTCGGCGCCTCCAGAATCTCGCGGCGCAGCTCCGTCTTCATCTCGGCGGTGAGCACGCGCCAGTTCGCGAGGTCACGCGCGTTCGCGTCCGACAGCATCCGCTGCGCAACACCCAGCGCCCACGGCGTCAGCGCTTCGGCGTACCGGCGCAGCATGTCTTCGATGGTCGGCAGCGCCTGCGGGTCACCGGCCGGGAACGCCTTGATCAGCTCGCCGACCTGCCGAGCTAGCATTCGCAGGCTGCGGCCGTACTGCTCTTCAGCCCGCGTTGCCCTCTGCGGCTGCCCGCGCTTTTTCCTGTCCAGCGTCAGGGCCAGCGGCGCTGGGGTCATCTGAGCCGGCATCGTTCTTCCCTTCCTGTCCGGGCGCGCCGGGCGGGACGTCACCCTCCATCGGGGGCGGCGGCTCGTCCTCGGCCTGCTGGATCAGCTCGTCGCTCACGTTCGACCAGGCGCCGGTGGTGCTCGCCATCTGGCGCAGCTCGCGCAGCGCCGTCGGCTTGTCGATGATCTGGCTGTCGTAGGCCGCCACCACCGCGGCGGTGCGCTGATTCGTGACGGTCGCCTTCTGCTCATCGGTCATCTGCCAGAGCGCGGCGAACTCGATCTCCCAGTCGTCCGGCGGTTCTTTCCCGAACACTGAGCGGTGCAGCAGGCCGTAGATGCGCTCCACGCCGGCGCGCAGCCGCGCTTCCTGCTGTGCGCGCACGTTGTCGTAGTAGTTGCGCAAGTCCGACTCGCCGGTCGCGTTCAGGCCGGCCGGCGACTGCCCGAAGAGGCGCACCAGCGGGATGCCGGTCGCGCCGCTGATCTGCTGCCCGAACTGCAGCAACAGGCTGTCCAGGCCAGAGAACGAGTAGGTGTCCGACTGGAACTCGTCCTTGGCGTCCAGCAGCGTCAGCCCCTCGTTCGACTGGTAGCGGCGGATCATTTCGATGTTGGCCACCAGGCCATCAAACGCCTTGCCACCCACCGAGATCAGCTCGCGCAGCCCCTCGATCTTGATCGTGCGCAGGTGCGCCTTGTAGACCAGCTGCGACGCGCCGGCGGTTGCGCTGTCGAACGGCACCAGCCGATCCCACAACCGCTCCACCACCGACTGGCCCCAGCCGTTTTCCGCGATGCGCTGCCAGTACGGCAGCTCGATGCCATCAAGCCGCACGACACGGCTGTGGTGGATGCGCATGCCCATGAGCCCGGACGCATCGGGCAGCACGTCGTAGAACTGCGGCTTGCCCAGCTCCGGCCCGAAGTCGGTCACCAGATTCTGAAGGCTGGGCTGGACCATCCAGCGATCGAGCGGCATGACGCCACGGAACTGGCCCTTGCCGACCGACTCCATGCGCAGCGGCGTTTTCAGGTCTTGGCCGTCGATCATCAGCACGCCGATGGCGCCGCCGTAGAGGCGTGACCACTTCACGACCTCGCACAGCTGCGGCCACACACCCATCCGGCCGGCCTCTTTCTCCAGCCGCTGAAGTTCGTCCGGCTCCATATCGGACTGGATCTCGACACCCTCGCGGGTCATGTCCTCGGCGACGGTGTCCACCACCTGACCGACCACCCAGCTTGAGCGGTACGCGAACTCCAGTTGCACGCGGTTGCGGCTGACCGGGTTGAACCCGTACTTCGCGCCATCGTTCGCGCTGCCCGCGCCGACGCCGGTGCGGGTCATGAAGTTCTGGAAGCTGTCGCCGGTGCGGATGCCAACGCCGGCATCGCGCGCCGCGGCTCGCAGCTTCTGTCGGCGGGCGCTCTGTCGGCTCATGTGTTTCATCCTTCCGCCAGCCGTGCGAACACCTCGAGGAGGTTGCCTGCGGCCACCATGTCTTTCAGTGCGTCACACATCGGATCGATCTGGTCGTCGTGCGCATGCGTGTCGTTCGGCGTGAAGGCCTCGCACTCGGCGATGAACTCCGACACCCACGGCGCTTCCTCGGGGATGCAGGCCCGTCCTGACTCGACGTAGCCCTGCACGTCCATCACCCGGGTCAGCTTGTCCGTGTGACGCTCGATCGGCAGCACCGGGATGCTGCTGGTCATGGACAGGTCCTGAATCAGCCCCGTGCCGCTCGCCTTGTCTTCCACCATCAGCGCGCGCAGGCCGCCGTACTGCACCGTGTCCCAGGCGTTGTGCTTCTCCCAGAAATCGACGGTTCGACGCTTGAGCTCCGGGGCCATCCACTTCCCGCGGATGAGGTCGATGAGGTAGGCGTTGCCGTCCTCGCCGCGTCCCCAGCACTCCAGCACGCTGTAGTCGTTGTGTTCCTTGGTCTTCTGCGCCGTGTCGGCGTAGATCTTCCGGTACATGATCCGCGGCAGCGTCCGGTACCGGCGGAACCACTCCCCTCGCAGCAGACCACCGCCGAGAGGCGCCGGCCGCTGCTGGTACTGGGCGGCATAGACGTAACTGCTCGCCGATCTGAGCACCGCCAGCGCGCGCTCGTCGTGCTTCTCCGGCCAGAGTGCGGCGCCGATCTCGCGGCCCAGCGGGTCGTCCTCGCTGTCGCACTCCGCCGGCAGCGTGACCCGCTCCCACTGCTCGCCGTTTCCGCCACCGATCAGCCAGCCGGCCAGGTCCTTCTCATGGACCCGCTGCATGATCAGAATGATCGGTGTGTTCGCCGGGTCGTTCTTCCGCGACTCCAGCGTGTTCTGAAACCAGTCGATGACGTTCTGCCGCATCACATCGCTGGTGGCTTCGTCCGGCTTGTGCGGGTCATCGATGATGATCGCGCCGCCGAACCCGGGCCGGTGCTTGCCGGCGCCGTAGCCGGTGATCGTGCCGCCCGCCCCTGAGGCATACACGATGCCGTTCGCCGTGGTCCGCCACTCACCCTTCGCGCTGCTGTCGGTTCGCAGCCGCGTGCCCGGGAAGATCTGCTGATACGCCTCGTGCTGGATCAGCTCCCGCGCCACCCAGGCGTTGTTCGTCGCCAGCGCGCCGGAGTAGCTGGTCATGATGAACTCGCTGTCCGGCACCTTTCCCAGGCACCAGGCAACCCAGTTGATCACCAGCTCTGTCTTCGAGTACCGCGGCGGAATGTTGATGATCAGCCGCCGGCTCTCTCCGTTGAACACCCTCTCCAGCGCGGCGCAGATGACCCGGTGGTGCGGCGCCCGCATCCACTTGAAGCCCTTGCGCTGCAAGAACATCCAGCGGGCGAAGTAGTACAGATCCTCCCGCGCCATCTGCGCCGCAGCGAAGCGTTCGTCCTCGCTGAACTGGCGCATGGTCACACCTCGTCGGCCATCCCCTTCGCGATCTCGCGGAACTGCTCATGGGTCATCGTCACGGCCTGCACCGGTCCGCCGTTCGGGCCTGTGTGCTCCACCTTGTCCTTGAACATGCCGAAGTGCCGGCCCAGCAGCTCGAGGTTCTTCACCTTGTCCGGCCACTTGATCTTCTTCAGGATGCCGATCATTTCGCGCTGCTCGCCGCGGCCGTCGAACATCTCGGCCAGGTCGAACCCGCTCAGGTACTGGCGCCAGACCTTCGGCCACTCGCTGACCGGCTTGATCGCCATGTCGTCGCCCATGATGTCCAGGACGTCCATCTGGTCGATTTCGATCATCCGCTTCAGCACGTAGTCGGCATCGACCTCGGTGCGCTCTGTGCGCGCCTTCTTCGCCGCGGCTATGGCGGCGGCCACATCAACATTCCTCAACAGTCGCTCGCCCTGTGAGGCGGCCGTCTTCGCGCTGTACCCGGCGCGGGTTGCTGCCTGGGTGGCGTTCAAGTCAAGCAAATATTCTTGAACAAACCTTGTCTGCTTAGGGGTAAGACCAGTCATCGGACACCCTTGAAACTGATGCCCAGCACCACCTTTGAGATAGATCGCTGAGAGACCCGATACTCACTCGCGAGTTGCCTCTGTGATACACCGCCTCGCGCGTATTTTTCTATGATCTCCATCGATTGGGAATTGGTCAGCTTCGCATGATGGTGCAACTCCCCTCGCAGGCCAAATTTCGGCACCCTGTTCCGCCCTTTTGCGGCCATATCCAAGTTGTTGTCGGCACGCGTACCACCAAACAAGTGGTCAGGATTGCAGCAACTTGGGTTGTCACACTTGTGACACACCGCATCTGGAACGTACCCACGAGTCAGCGCGAAAGCGACGCGGTGCGCCAACGCCGTGCTGCCACGAGATAGCCCGATATGGAATCGGCCGTAGCCACGGCTGTCTTTTGCGCCGGCCCAATTCCAACACTCGTCCGATCGCCCTTTGCCAATGAACGACCAAAACCTATCTTGGTTGATGGATTCGACGAATCGCTGCTGCTTCGGTGTGAGGCTCATGTCGGCACCCTCTCGGTGTCCGCATGCACTGCGGATGCCATCTCGGCATTGAGAAACCCGCCTGGTGCGCGTCGCCCTGTCGGGCCAGCACTACCGGCAATCCAGCGTTCTAGGCGTGGCGGGTGTTGAAATCGTGGAGCGGTCAGAGGGAATCGAACCCTTCACTGCGCGGCTTGGAAGGCCGGCGGCACACCTTGCGCTTGACCGCGTGAAAACGCCGGAGCCGCCCGGAAACGGCGCCGGCAAAGGACAACAGGGAGGAGATGTCACAGACGCCAGACGACAAAAAGCCCGCCGGGATTTCTCCGGGCGGGCTATTGGTGCCTATCCGAAACGGACTCTAATCCCACATCGGATTTGGAGTCAATTTTTTTCAGCGCTCCACGACGCCTTTCGTGTAGAGCTTGTCGTCGATCGCCTTCATCGCGCGGCTCTCGATGCCACCGAGGTGTTTCGCGATGCGCTTCGCGTGGTCACCCATCGTGTCCCGTCCGACGCCAGCGTGCCCCGCCAGCTCGCCCAGATTGACGGTGTCTCCGAAAATGCGACGGACGATGCCATTGCGAACGCGGTAGTGGCTCACGGTGCCCGCCAAGACCATCCGTAGCACGTACTCGGTCAGATGGTCGATTGCCGCGCGCCACTCGCGGCCGGGCACGTAGCCGCTACAGCACGGTTGCCTGCACTCGCATTTGTTGCGGCGCGGCGCGAACCGGGCTGTGATCACCATCGCTTCCTCGCGGCCCAGCGCATCTACAGCGGCCCGGATCATCCCGGCCTGCCCTGCCCCGTCCAGACCAACGAGGCCTTTCCCGCTGCGCTTTGGGCCGTCGGCCATGCGGTTCATCACCGGCCGGTCGTACGCCTGGTGCGAGAAGTTGAATGCGAACACCAGCGCGGCGTGCGTGCTGCTGAACAGCGGTTCCACTTCGACCTGCACTGCGGCTTGGCTCATACCACCTCCCTGATCTCGATCACTGCGCCCGGAGAACTCAGCGCGTCCGGGTCTTCGCCGGGATACACCTTGGCCAGTCGCGAGTACTCCACCACCCTGGCGTCGTCGGCCCAGACACCGGCGTCCGACAGCGCGTCCTCGGTGGAGCGCGCCAGCTTCGACAGGTCGGGCGTGCGCATGGGATAGGTGCGCCGACGCTTCGGTGCGCTCTGCGGCTTGGCCAGCGTGAAGACCATCCGGACGGTCACCGGCGCATCGATCGGCTTGCCGCCGGACAACGCCATCAGCTGCTCGGCCGCGGCCTTCACGTCCTGCCGCCACGGCCGGACCTTCTTCGACGACTCCGTGAGGATCGCCCGGCCCGCCTTGCTCATGCCCTTGAACGACTTCGAACCCTGCGGCGCCGGCGTGCCGCGGACCACGATGCGAATCACTCGGCCGGCTTCTTCCGCGCCTGCCACAGCTTGACCACCGCCGCCCTGACCTTCTCCAGCTCGTCCGGAGACATCGTGGCCGCCAGCGCATCCCGCACGTGCCGCGGCTGCTCCGAAATCCATCTGACCCTGCATTCCCAGCACCCCTGTCGATACCATCCTGAAATCCCCCCATGCGCTGCGTCGTAGGCGCAGCAGTCGCATCCGTTCCCCTCGCTCAACCCGGTGACCCGAATCCGTTGATGCGCGCGACGTGGTTTTGCAGCGTCTGGATCGGTCGACCGAATTTCGCCGACAGCTCGCGCCACGGCATGCCGCGTGCCCTCGCTTTAGCCCATGTGCGCGCCTCAGCATCAGTGACGGGCACCGGGCGCGGCCGGTCGTAGATCGGAGCGAGAACCGGTGCGGACGGCTCTCGGAAGCCGAGCTGCATCGCCATCTGCCAGTCGGTCATGCCGTCATCCTCCGGATCAGCGCCTGCACGCCCGCCATGTTCCGGGCGCGGGCTTCGGCCTTCGGATGCGCCAGCGAGAGGCGCGGTGCCCCTTGCTCGGCGACCTGCGCCCGGCAGAGCTCGATGAACTCGGGCAGCGTGGGCGAAAGCGGCTTACCTCGGCATGCTACGAGCGCCCGGCTGATCCGCTCCGGTTGCCCGGCAAACCCGCCCAGCTCCTGCGCCCATGTGGCCTTCGCGTTGAGCAGGCCCTGGTCGAATTGTCGGCCGGCACGCTGCACCATCTCGCCGGTGCGCCAGCGATCGACCCACAGCGAGCCGTACAGGCCCTGCATGCGGTCGAAGATTCGCTCAACCCAGGAGTCGGGAAGCGTCGGCTTCGATCGTTCTGCTGTCGTCATCGGTCTGTCCTCGTTGCTCCGCGGCGCATGCCTCGCGGAAGTCGGAAAGTCGGGTGGTTGCCGCGATTCGGCGGCTGTCCTCGCGGGTCATCGGGCCGTCTCGGGGCGGGCTGCGGCCGGCAGGCCGTTGCGCAGAGCTGTCGTCCAAACACTGCGGAGGCTCCAGCAGCATCGGCGCGAGGTACTTGAGCCCGGTTCGCTGACCAGGCCGTGATGCCGCCTTCGCGACTGCCATCTCGACGATCTCGTCATCGGTGCGCAGCGACAGGATGCGGCTCCACGTCGTGTCGTCGAGGTAGCCAGGTGCTGCGTCCTGCAAGCCCGCCTCACGCAAGCGTCGGCAGACCTCACCGGGGCGCGTTGTCGGTTGAGCACCTGGAGAGGGTGGCGGCGTACACGCTTCTACTTGTCCCTGT